TTGTGTCCTGTGCTTGCGTTAAATGCATCTCGTAATGCATTGTACTCTACGTTCAGCGGGTTAGCACGAACAACAGCCGTTGCAATAATATCTGCTGAAGATTGTCTTGTATATCCTGCCACTTTTTATCTCCTATCCCCTGCGCCATACAAAATTGAAACAGCCTGTATGGTATGGCTGGGGTTTGTGCCGTTAGTAACGTATGCTATTGATATAGAATCGCCTGACCCACTTATATTAGTAGTTCTAATTGGTGTGGGATTTCCGTCATAAACATCTGTTTCATCATAAAGAGTTGAACTTGCGTCAAAGAAAGATGCTGCACCTGCTGTACTTAAATCAAAGTTTGCTGGTGTAGCAATCTCTGAGTCACCAAAGTTATACTCTATGCCTACAGATATTGAAGTTGAACCCTCTGATTTAAGAAACGTTTTAATTCTGTAAAATATCTTACGTAACTCTGGATCACCCATAAAATAAAATGGAGTTTGATAAACACTTAGTATGTCAGACCCACCAAAAGAATTACCTTCTTCTTGTTTAAATACTTTACCTGTAGTGTCTCCATGTAGTACAAACTCAAACTGCCCTACATATCCACTAGCTACTGCTGTTGCTTCAATGCCTACAAGCTGACTATATTCAAATGTAGACTGTGCTGAAGAACTTTTACGAATAGCAGCTAATAACGACAAAGAAGTATTGGCTTCAAAGAATAATCTAAACTGTGACTTCCTACGAATAACTAATGCTTTTAGTTTTGTAACATCTTCGTTAGCTGTATAGTTCTCAAAGGTCTTTTGTATTTCACGAGATACTGTTTCAAGCTCAACGTCACCAATACGAGAAGTTCCAGAAATAGGTCTAACACCATCAGGTCCAAGAAAGATAATGTCGCCACCAAATTCTACTACAGTATCAGGAGCAACACAACCTAAGTCATTAGTAACATTTTCTACACTAAAGTTAGAGTAGTTGTCTCCAACAATACGTTTAATCTGGTTTTGACCAAAGACATATAACTGATTACGAAAGGCTTTTAGTTGAGTTACAGTAAAGCCTATATTGATAACACCAGCCCCGTTTGCTGGATCAAAGTCTGTATCAGCATTAGGAGATGAAAAGTAAATATTAAATGGTTCGTCAGGATCTCCAGCTAACCATAAATGATTTGCAAAGGCACTAGAAAACTTTGGGTTGTTTGGAGCATTAGTATGTGTAATCTGTGTGTAAGTAGTACCGTTATATTTGGCAGCAGGATTAATACCGTCTGTTAGTAACAAGACTTCTTCAGTCCAATTATAACGTTCAAACCTTACAACGTCAACCCCTGTCATGGTAGGACTACCTGCAGATGATACTGCTTGCCAACCCTTGACTGTAGGTGTACTTGCTACTGTACCTGTTGCAGTAGATGTACCGCCTGTGAGCACATTACCTGTAGCAAAGATATTACTAGGCAATTTACCAAAGTCTACTACAAGAGCATCAGAAGTTTTAGATATTACAGTACCTGTTGCTGCTATTACAGTTGCATCCCCTGAACTAACTACACCTGTAAGAGTTTCACCTATAGAAAAACCAGAGCCTTGCCCTGATCCTAGTGCTACATCGTAGTAGTGGTTATACCAATGTAAGTAGTTATTTCCAGAAGACGGTTTTCTACAACCAAGTATCCCTTGATTTACTTCCCCGTTTACATTAAGACCTAAAACTTTACCAGTGCCGGGAAGTGTACCATAAGAGTTTGCATAACCGCTTATACGTCTGTAACCACCTTCTAGTGATGGCTCCATGTTAATTAGACGTACTGCGCTGCCTGACAAAGAGTTACTTTGAGTAAGTGGGTCAACGTTAGTAACAAGACCCCCTGCACAAACAGAGACATATGTTTGTAAAGCGTCAGCCATACTTATACTCTATCAGATATAGTGTTATAGGAAGACCTTTGTATTACAGTAGAAGATACATTTACGGGTTGATCAACAACAAGCCTACGCATCATCTTAATACCGTCTTCAAATTTTTGACTATGTAAAGACGCACTCTGTTCATTAGATCTAAACATCATCATGTACATCATAGCACCATCAATAATAACGTGCTTAAAACGATCAGGTATTAATGTTGTATCATCATAAGTTACAAGATCTGCAGGGTACTTCCAGTATCTATATTCTACTACATAGGCTGCATTTGGAATAGGCGTAACGCCAAACTTTGTATCTTGTGTCATGTATACATAGCGAGGGCTAGTTCTCCCACCCTCACTACTAGTATCTTCTATAGCTCTGTAATTTGAAAGATATTGATCATACGTAATTAATTCTAGTTTTTGTGGTGTATTGTTTTCTGAAGTAAGTTGTTTAATATAAAATGTATCCCAGTCGGCTTTAGAATAGTCGGCAGGAAAAGAATAAGTATTAGTGCCAGCAGCTAGTGTATGTTCGTATGTTACCAAAGTAAAAGGCCACTCTTGAGCATCCTGAAGCATCTGACGGATAGATGAGTTAATGGAATCCTTAGCCAGTGCCTGAACGTTCTTAACGTTAGGAAAGTCTGCTTGGTCAATTTGAACTTCATTCAATCGACGTAAGAGTTCGTTAGTTAGACTGAGAAAAGTACTCATTGTTATAGCCTTTTAGCAGGTGTAAAGTATAGTCTAGAAGAAAGTGTAGCATCAAAATTATGTGAAGAAGTATGTCTAAATAATAAGACCTTATCACCTGCATGTAAAAACAAAGGTCCACCACCAATAAACTGAGTATGGTTATTACCTGCTATAGACTCTTCACCTACTAGCATGTGGTAAGTGTTGTCATCTGCATGGTATACTTGTATTCCGATATTAGATGTTGAACTATCTTCATTAGCTACCATAAGAAAAACTATTTCAGCTTCGTGACTTTCAGGGCAAGTAAACAATACAGTAGCATTATTAGGATTACTAGTGGTACTAGCAGAGTTACCTGTAACTGCAGCAAACTTGCTTGCTGTCCTGAAGTTAATACCTGCCATTATTTAACTCCTAGATAGCCTAAAGGGGCCACTCGAAAGCAGCCCCTAAAGTTAAAGTATTTATGCAAGCAGATCACGATCTACTTCATCCGCAGTACCGTCATTACCCATGTCAGAACAATCCATAAGAACTGCCCATACACGGAGCTTACCAGTAGTAACAGCACCACCTGAAAGGGTAGCAATTGTTACATCAATGTTGTCATTAGCAACAGCCATTACAGGCTGATATGCTGCAGGGTTCTGTGCAACTACTGCTGCTGCAGATGTAGCATCAAAACCATCAACAAAGGCATCAGCATCAACCATACCTAAGTCTACTGTAAAAGTAGAACCATCGGATGCAGTGTCAACTTCGATACCTGCATTCATAACCATAGTGCCTTTAGCTACTGCAATTACAGGAATAACATCAGATGCTGCAAGAGCAGAACCTTTGTCAGACAAAGCTGTAGCCAAGTTCAAAACAGTCTGAACCATGTACGGAGAACGGCCGGGGTTTTGGTTTCCTCGTGCCGCTTGGAGTGTGTTATCACCTAATGCCATAATTCAATCCCCCCCTTAAGCTGCGTTATATTTGGCAGTTACAAGACCTTCAGGACGAAGAATCTTCCTACCATATAGATGCATACCACGAACAATGTCAGCGAAGCTGTCAGGGTCACGATACGTTTCAGTCTTGTTGATTTGCTCAGCAGTTGCTACAGCAGAATCATGACCAGCAACTAGTACACCATAGTTAGTGTTCTGGTTAGCTGAACCAGTTGTACCCGGTCCTGTACCCACTTTAGGTAGGTTTGAAGATGTGTACACACGGAAGCCATGAAAGTTGTTCAAGACCAAGCCATTGCGAAGACCACCTGATTCACCATAATCTGAGTTCATGAGGCGGCTGTCCTCGTCACGCAAGATTTCCATGAATACCGGGTCAACTACCAGCCAGCGCCCTTGAGTATCAACTTGTTGTTGATCCAACAAACGTGCCATACGAGCTACAACCATTGCGGGTGAAGCTGTTGCAGTTGGGAGTGCAGTAGCGCCTGGCAAACGTGCAGCTAGTGGGATCGAGTGATCGCCAGCAGAAGACGTTGTGATGTTACCAAAGTCACTCTTTTTCAGTTTCATGCTTGATAGCAATTCATCTGAACCTGCAGTAGTTACAGCTTTAGAACCATTAACTTGGTCATTTACTGTATCGGCTTGTGCGTGTAATGCTGACTGTTTGAAGCCTGACAAGTAGCCAAGTACTTCTTGGTCATACTGATCAGCTAAACGATAAGCTGCACGATCTGTTGCAAGCTGCATGAAATTGACGTGGGAGTGGGCTTCTTCGATATCGTCCATTTTAAAAGCAAAATAGTTAGCTTTATCAACGACTAACGAGAAATCCTCATCGTCAAGATCTTGTGCTGAAACCTGTGTGCCACGAGCATAGCTGCTCACAGAAATCTCAGGTTCTTTAATAATTTTGACTGTATCACCTTGTGCAGCGATCTCACCAAAATAATCAGAGTTCGTAATATCTCCACATACGGTAGATTTACGGAAAGCAAGTTGTACCTGCTTTGAGTAGATTACTGGGCTAAAATTGCCGTTTGGCAAATTCCCGTAACCACCTGCTGTTGTAAAAGCCATGTTAATATCCTCCATAGATGTTTGGCTTATGATTAAGTAAGCGTAAACACTGTGTAAGAG